CGGCAAGAGTAGGAGCCTTGCGGCCGAGCTGTCGGCCCAGATCATCGGCCGCCGCCCGTGGGACGACACGCTGACGGCCCCCGCCGGCAGGAACAGGCAGTGGGCCTACATCGTCCCGACGCTCAGCAAGAACGTCGAGATGACCATCCTCCCGTTCCTCAACCAGTTCCTCGCCGGGCGCATCGCCGGAACCGACAAGAACAGCTCCGGTTCGCCGTCTGCCCTGCGCTTGTCCGACCCCTCGGGCGACATCATCCAGATCCTCTCCCACGTCCAGTTCTACAACCAGCCGAAGGACGGCACCAACCCGTTCGAGGGCGGAGAGGTGGCGGGCATCGCCTGGGACGAGCCGATGCAGCACGAGCCGCGCATGGCCATCAAGCGCGGCCTTCTGAACACGCGCAGCCAGGGCGGCGGCCTTGGGCGTGAGTTCATGGCCGCGACGCCGATGAACAGCGTCTACCTGCTCGACAAGGTCCAGAACCGTGCCGCCAACATGGGCGGACCCGACAAGTCGATCTACGTCGTGACCGGCACCATGGACGAGAACCCGTCGCTGACCGAGCAGGCCAAGCAGACGTACCTGGACCAGATGGAGTCCGAGGAGCGCGAGGCCCGGCGCAACGGCTACTTCCTGCACCTGTCCGGGCGCATCTACCCGACCTTCGACGAAGCGGCCCACATCTTCGATCCCGACCTCGTGAAGCCGCTCGGGACGAAGAGCGATCCGTCGTCCTGGCCCATCGTCATGGCCGTGGACCCGCACCTTCGCCGCCCGTGGGCCATGCTCTGGGCGGCCATCGATCATGATGACGGCCTATGGGTCGTGGACGAGTGGCCGCGACAGCCGTTCCACGAAATGAAACGCTCGAATCACACATTCGCTGACTACGCCAAGATCATCAAGGAGACCGAGGACTCGTTTCCTGGCGGCCGAGGCCGCGTGCTCTGGCACATCATGGACCCGAACATGGGGCTGTCACCGGCCACCGGCTCTGGGTACGACACCATCGTCAGGGCGATGGGCAAACACGGCGTCTTCTTCCAGACCGACGTGTCCGACGACATCCCGCAGGGACACCAGGCCGTCCGGCAACTCCTCGCCTACGATCAGGAGCGCCCGCTGGACGAGTTGAACCAGCCGGCGCTCAAGGTGTCGAAGCTGTGCTCGAACGTGATCTGGGGCTTCCGGCACTACGTCTTCGACGAGTGGCGCGGGCAGACCGGCAAGCAGCCCAAGGAGAAGCCGAGCGAGACGGGAAAGGATTTCTGTGACTGCTTCGATCAGGACACAGAGGTCCTGACAAGTGACGGCTGGAAGCATTTTGCCGGCCTGTCGGGCATCGAGAGCGTCGCAACGCTCAGCCAGGACTACCGCGTGGAGTTCCAGAGGCCGACCGAGTACATCCAGCGCCGCTACAGCGGCCCCATGGTCAGAGCGCACGCACGCGCCGCGCGCTTCATGGTCACACCCGGCCACAGGATGCTCGTCTACCCGCAGCGGGACGATCTGCACTTCCGACTTGCCTCGGACATCAAGCGGCAGGACACCATCCCAGTGGCCGCCCTTCCGTCCGCCCACGGCGACCCGTGGGCGCCACGGTTTGGCTTGGCTGAGCAGGACTGGGCAGAACTCCTCGGCTGGTACATCGCGGAGGGATCGGCGACTGGGACGCGCGGTGGAAAGGTGCAGATGCCTGGGCGTGGCTATCAGGTCATCATCAGCCAGAACGAGGGGCCGGGCAGGCAGAGAATCCTCGAACTGATGCGCAAGACGGGATTGACCGTGGCTGTGTGCGGAAACAACTGCATCATCTCGAACAAGAAGCTGTGGGAGGAGTTTCGCCCGCTCGGGAACTCGGAGCAAAAGCACATCCCGCGCTACGCACAGAGGATGTCCCTCCTGGCCCGACAGCGGCTATGGGCGGCGATGGTCGCCGGAGACGGCTGGACACACAGCAACGGCACGAGAGCCTATGCCACCGTGTCGGCCGCGCTGGCGGAGGATGCAAGGGAACTGCTCGGCGGCCTCGGCGTGGCGTGCAGCCTGTACAGGAAACCGCCGGGGACATGGGCCATCGAGGGAAGGAGCGGGCGCAGCATGAAACAACACTGGGTGATGGAGCGGAAGGGAGAAAGAGCCAGCCTGACGAACGGCGACAAGGAGACCCTCTACTCGTCCGTGGACTACGAGGGTGACGTGTTTTGCGTCTCCGTGCCGAACCAGACGCTTCTCGTGAGGCGGGAGGGTTTGCCAATGTTTTCCGGCAACTGCTTGCGTTACATTGCCATGCGCAAGGTCCGCCACGGTGCGGGCTGGAAAGATCGAGGCGACGTGTACGCGCGTCAGCGCCAGCGCTGGCTGGCCAGGGCGCGCTCGGCGGAGTAGGCCATGGCGAAGCTCAGCCCGACGGAAGTGGAGGGCAACAAGCGGCTGGAGGGCAGTCGCGTCAAGGAGTTCGCGGACGTCCTGCGCAAGAAGACCGCTTCCGACGACACCGACCGTGCTCCCTGGATCTCCGACCTCGCCCGCTGCTACGACCGGCGCTACGCAGCGTCCGTCTTCGACAAGCCGCAGGTGAACTACCCGTGGCCCGGTGCGTCCAACATCGCCATCGGCCTGTCCGATACGCACATCGAGGAACTCAAGCCGTCGTTCATGAACCTGCACTTCGGCGGGCCGCGCACCTACCAGATGCACCCGCGCGACGCATCGTCGGTCGAGAACGTCGGTGCGTCCAACCTGACGATGGACGACATCGTGAAGTACAGGATGCCGGACTACATGCTCCAGTCCGCCTGGGGCATCGACTCGCTGGGCACCTTCGGCCTCAAGACGGACAAGGTGTTCTACGACTACGCCACGCGGCAGACGATGGAGACCATCCGTCGCGCCGACCTGCCTCCGCGCCTCGCGTCCTTTGCCGTCGTGAGTGACGTGAGCGACTTCGAGCGCCAGTTCGCGCAGCAGATGGGCATGACGCTGATGACGCGCGAGGAGTTCGACAAGGTGGCGCGGGAGGTCGAGTCCGTCGTCAGGGACGAGTACGACCTGGATCCGGAAGACAGGATCGACGCGGTGACGATCCGCGAGATCATGCAGTACCTCCGCAACGGGAGCCGCGACGCGCGCCTCGTCGTGAAGCGCCGCGCGGTCGTCCGCGACACGCCACGGCTCATCACGATCCCACAGGAGGATCTGGTCGTCCCGCAGGGCACGACCGACATCCGCTGGGCCGACCGCATCTGTCACTGGATGTGGTTCACGGAAGCCGAGATGCTCCAGCGCGCGCGGGACGACGTGTGGGGCGACACGGCGACGCAGGCCGTGCTGGGGTCGGGGCCGGAGAAGCTCCTGTACGGCACGCCGGAGGGCAGCGACGCCGAGATGCGCCAGCTCAAACTCTCACGCAACCAGACCACCGAGCCGATGGACGAGGACGGCGGGCTCTTCCGGATCGGGGAGTACTACGCGCACTGGGACATCGACGGCGACGGGCTGGCCGAGCGCGTGGTCATCACGATGGACCCCAAGTCCGGGGTCGTGCTCAAGGCCATGCAGCTCCCGTTCGACCACGGCGAGTGGCCGTTCATCGACACGTTCCTGGAGGCGACCGACCAGGACCGTCACTCCTCGCGCGGCATCCCCAAGCAGATCGCGGAGTACGAGCGGCATGCCACAGCCCTCGCGCGCGCCGAGCTGAACAACCTCGTGATCGAGACCTCGCGCTCGTTCACGTATCTCGACACGGGCTCGGTCAACCCTTCCGAGATCGAGTGGATGCCGAACCTGATGATCCCGGTGGCGTCCCACGACGACCTGCGGGCCATCGAGATGGCCCCACGCGCGCTGGCCCTGGAGGCTCCGCTGCGGGCGCAGCTCTCCCTGGCCGAGCGGCGCGTGTCGGGCAGCAACCGCGCCGTGCTCGACCTGCCGCCTCCCGAGCGGCGCACCAAGGCCGAGATCGACACGTTCAACGCGGCCAGCAACCGCATCCGTGGCGTGCGCGCCATGCTCTACATGGACGGGATGCGGCAGGCCGGCCGGCAGATCTGGGCGCTCTGGCGGCAGTGGGGGCCGGACAAGTTCTATGCCATGGCGACCGGGCAGTCCCCGCGCAAGCTCACGCAGGCGCAGATCGCTGGCGACTTCTTCGTCACGCCCGTAGCGGCCGTCGGGGACATGGATCCAGAGTTCCGGAGCCAGCGCAACCTCACACGCATCCAGATGGCCATGCAGATGCACCCACTCGTCGCCAACGATCCGCGCTGGCTGCACGACCTCGCCCAGATCTACGCCGACTGGATGAACGAGACCGACCCCATCGGGGCGCAGCGGTACTTGCGCGCCCGCGACCAGCAGGCGCAGCAGGAGTTCATCCAGCAGCAGCAGGGTCAGGCCCAGCGGGCATCCCAGATCCACGACATCGCGCTGCGCGTGGCCGAGAACGCCGGTGTCAGCCCGCAGGAGGCTTCCATCGTCATGCGCGAGTTCCGCTCCGCCAGCCCACACAAGGGCCTTGCCGCGATCATGCAGGGTGCCCAGCAGGCCATGGACTCCGCGCGGATGTCCGGCGAGTTGCTGGGGGCGAACGGGAGGCCGTCGTGAGCCTTCTCGACCGCCTCGACAGTCTCTACCGGGCCAAGTTCGGCAAGCTCTCCGGGCTGGCCGAGCGCGGGATCATGGAGCAGGACGCCCTGGACGACCTGCGCCGGCACACGGGCTTCGCCGCCCTGATCGACGTGTTCGAGGCCGAACTGCGCCACATCTGGCGGCAGTGGCTCGCCACGCAGGACGAGATCGAGATCCTGCGGTTGCAGGCACGGGCGCGGGTCATCTCCGACATGATCCGCACCATCGACAAGGTGACGACCGCCAAGCAGCGCGCCGAAGAGGCGGAGGCCGAGTCCCAGCGGCAGGCCGACCTGTCGCGCGTGGACGGCCTGCGACAGAGGCAGGCCCTTGCGGGCAGGGCGCGCTTCCAGCATCATGTGAACACGACGGCCTGATATGGAGGGTGTCTTGGTAGACGACGAAAGCGTGGATGGCGATGTTCTCGACTCTGGCGGAGACGAGATCGAAGTCGATCCTGACGTGGCGAAGGAGCTGGGCATCACGGACGAGGAGCTGGGCAGGCAGCCCGGCTGGAAGCGTCTCAAGATGCGCAACTTCGCTGAGCAGAAGCGTGAGGCGCAGCGGAAGGCCGACATGGCCGGCGCGGCGTTGGAGGAGCAGCGACGCGTGAACCAGCAGCTCCAGGAGCGTCTCCAGCGGCTTGAGCAGGGCGCGGTCGCGCCCAAGCAAGAGCCCAAGGCCGAGGGCCTCCAGGGGTACAAGCTGGAAGACCTGAAGGACGCCAAGATGAAGGCGTGGGCGGCCATCCAGGCCGTGGCGGCGAACCCCGAGGACGAGCAGGCGCGGGCCAACGCGCTGAAGGTCCCGCCGAACCTCATCGTGGAGATCGACGAGGAGATCGCAAGGCGCGAGCACGAGTCGCGCTGGGGCAGGCATACCGAGGAATCGACGAAGAAGGAACGGGAGCAGGTCGCACGGTCCCGTCTCCAGCAGAAGCTCGTGGCCGATTACGGGAACGACGTGCTCGACCTGAAAAGCGGGCTGATGGCGCGTGCGGCAGAGATCTTCCAGGAGCGCGCGAAGGCGTACGGCTTCGGGGAGGACAAGGACGGCTCGCAGACCGTGTGGGCCGTGGATCAGGCGTACCGCGAGATTCGCGGGCGCGACCGAGACGGACGCGGTTCCGACGTGGACCGCAGGCGTCTAGCGGTGGAGGGCCAGGTCCGGCGAGAGACCCAGGTCCACAACGCCATCGCCGCCCTCAAAGGAAGGGGTGATTTGAAGTCCGCCGTGAAGGCCACTGAGATCGAACTGGATCAGTGGCTCGGGGCCAACGGGTACACCGTTCAGGGCCAGTAGGGCCGTCAGGGCCTTCTCGGGGCTTCATCTCGTGATCGGGCGCGGCATGGTGCCGCGTTCCGCCCACTCCATGCCTTGAGAGGATCTTCCCATGCCCGCACTTGGCGGCAACATCGCAACAACCATCGGTACCCCGGGCGCGACCTGGCGTCAGCTCGACATCATGCCGATGATCATCAACCAGTCCCCCGTGGACACCCCGATCTTCGAGATGATCGGCACCGCGAAGGTCAAGTCCCGCGAGCACTACTGGCAGACCCGCACGCTCCGCGCGCGCGCGTTGCGCCCGCAGGTCGAGGGATCGGACTTCACCTACGGCGTCGTGGCCACGCCGTCCCGTGTCGTGAACTTCACCGAGATCCACCTGGATGGCATCGAGGTGTCCGGATCGCTCCAGCAGGAGATGATGTACGGCGCTCCGAACGTCATGAAGGACCAGATCCAGAAGGTCTCGGTCGAGCACAGAAACGACTGGGAGCGTTCGCTGATCCGGTCGTCCTCGACGCTCGGGGACACCGACACCGCGCAGTCCATGGACGGTCTGATCGCGGCGGCCGGGAACTCGACCAACTCGGTCGGGGACACGTTCACGGAGACGAAGACCATCGGGATGCTCCAGACGCTCTGGGAGAACGGCAGCAAGCCGGATACCCTGGTGTGTGGGCCTGCGGTGAAGAACGCGATCAACGCATTCGCCGCTGACAGCACCCGCTGGCTGGACAAGACGACCCGCGAGCTTGTCTACTCCACGCTGGTGATCCACAGCGACTACGGCACGGTGGAAGTCCACCTGTCGCGGGACCTGACCTCCAGCGTGAACGGCACCAACGGGGCCGAGTTGCTGATCTTCGACCGCACACAGCTCAAGAAGGGCTGGTTCCGGACGGTGCGCCTCCAGACGGCGGCCATCACCGGGGACTACGAGCGGGTTGAGATGATCGGCGAGATGACGTTCGTGTACGACAACGACCTGGCCATCTACTACTGGGCCGGGCGCGTGATCTCCGGCTGACCGTCATTCCGTCTCACATGGGGGCCAGGGGCTTGCTTCGGCAGGTTCCTGGCCCCTATGCTTTTGACATGGCGGATACGAGCGGCGGTAGGTACGTGCGGGACGGAGCCCCACCCATGGGGTTCGTGGCCCGTTCGGGTTTGGAGAAGCAGATCCGGCAGATCTGCGAGGACTGGCGGGCCGAGCGTCCGGCCGAGTACGCGGGCTGGGCGGCGCACTGCAAGACGCGGCGTGAGGCGCTGCTGAACGATCAGGGGTTCAGCCGGGAGCGGACGATGCTCGCGGCGTACCTGGTGCCGAGCTACGTCCACTTCGCGGTGGCGCGGTTCCTCGGGACGCAGCGCTGGCAGCAGGAGTGCCCGGAGGCCGTGGAGGCGTTCGTGTCGGTGCTGCCGTGCAGCAAGCTGAACCTGACCACCGGGTATCGCCTCGATGGCAACCGCTGACGCCTACTCGACCGACAAGGCGCTGCTCTACCCGGACCGGATCGACGGCATCCGCGCAGGCGGCCCCATCGCGCCGCCAGTCCACGTCCAACTGATCCTGTCAGACTGGTGCAACCAGAACTGCTCGTTCTGCTCGTACAGAATGGAAGGATACACGAGCAACGCCATGTTCGGCGTGGAGACCGAGGCGGGGCGCGACAACAACCCGCGCCGCTTCATGCCGGCTGACAGGGCGCGCGAGATCATCGACGATTGCGCATACATGGGTGTCCGTGCATTCCAGGTGACCGGCGGCGGCGAGCCGACGATGCACCCTGAGTGGGCAGCGATCCTGCGGTACGCGCAGGAGCGTGGCTTGGTGACCGCGATGGTGACGAACGGCTCGCATCTGCCAGAGGCCGAGGACGAGACGCTGATGCGCCTTGCATGGATTCGCGTGTCTCTGGATGCGGGGAGCAGTGAGACCTACGCTGCGATCCGGCAGACGTCCCCGGCCATGTTCCACAAGGTGCTCGGCAATCTTCGCCGCCTGCGCGAGAGGCGCGGGCATGCGCAGACGCCCGTGATCGGCGTCGGCTTCGTCGTGACGCCGGACAACTGGTTGGATGTCATCGACGCGGTGAAGCTGGCCAAGAACAACGGAGCGGACAACGTGCGCATCGGTTGCATGTTCAACCAGGAAGACGATGCCCCCTACGCGAAGATCCGCGACGAGGCCGCCGCGCTGTGCCAGCACGCGGAGGAGATGTCTTCGCCTGACTTCCGTGTCATCAACCGCTTCGAGGAGAAGTTGGGCGAACTGGCAAGCGGACACCCCGTCCGCAAGTTGTGCGGGTATCAGTATCTCACGACGTACATCGGTGCCGATATGAACGTCTACCGATGCTGCGTCTACGCCTACCACCCGCACGGCTTGCTTGGATCGCTCAAGGATCAGCCGCTCAGTGCGTTCTGGGGCGGGCTCGCGCACATGGAGCGCCTGCACGGCTTCGACGGACGTGCGTGCGAGCGATGCCAGTTCACGCAGATCAACCGCGTGATCGACGCAGCCGTGAGTCGCCAGCCGACCGTCCACGATGGCTTCGTATGAGGCTGTCCTTCCTTGGCATCTTCGACCCGGCGGGCGCGGGCTACAGCTACGCGCAGGCCATCTCCAAGCACACGCCACATGAGGCGCGCGCCTTCTTTCAGCATGCGACGCTGCCCGCTCCTGACAACGACGGGACGCTTGGCTCGGATGACGAGCGCGTGTGGACCGACGCGGCGGACATCGTGCTCCTGCATCTTGGTGACGGCATCTACCAGAACAATCCGAGGCTGGCCGAAGCCCTGCCGAAAGTCACGCACTACTGGAACGACGGCGGCCCATACCGGGACGCCCGCAAGACGTGGTGGGAGTCCTGCAACGGCCGCCCGATGCTGGCGACGATGTGGATGATCGCCAAGGAGTACGAGGCGACGTGGGTTCCGTGCTGCGTCCGCGAGTACGTGGACGAGCGCAGTATGACGTGGCAGCCGGAGGGGCACCCTCAGTGGCCGTGGCTGATGCACATGGCCACGAATCCTGGCGTGAAGAACACGGCGGATCTCGTGGCCGTTCTCGACGAGATGCGGAAGGAGAAGTCCAAGACACTCCCGCGCTACCGCTACGTCTACGGCAAGTGCCATCGTGATGCGATGTCCGATCTTGCGGCTTCCGACATCTACTTCGACAACATGCAGGGCTATCCCGGCGTGGCGTCCTACGAGGCGTCGGCGCTTGGGCTGCCGGTCATCAATCACTTCCCAGACGAGGGCTGGCGGGAGCTGGAGGCATGGGGCTGCGAGGAGCCGCCGCCGTGGTACGAGGCGGCGAGCCGCGATGAGTTGAAGGCGCTGCTGCGCGGCTGGGGCGTCCGCGAGAGCGCCGAGGACCGGATCGGCTGGTACGACCGGAACTTCCACAACGGGCTCAAGGCGCTGCGTCTGGTGCGGATCCTGGAGGGGATGTGAAGGTCTCGATCTGCATGGCCAGCTACAACCACGGCGCGCAGCTTGCCGTGACGCTGGAGTCCATCCGCCGCCAGAAGTCCGCACACGATGTCGAGATCATCGTCTGCGACGACGGGAGCGAGGACGACACCGAGGCCGTCTGTGAGCGCTTCGGCGTGACGCGCACCTACCTGGACCGGCCCTTCTATGCCAACCCGAGCGCGGCCAGGAACGCGGCCTACAGGCTTGCCAGCGGTGACGTGGTGATCGCCCAGAGTGACGAGACGATCCACGTCACGGACGACGCCATCGACAGGCTGGTCATGCTTTCTCCCGGCACGTTCAACATCGCTACGGTGTACGAGTTGAACCAGCATGGGAGCCGGGTGAGCGAGTACACGGGCGTCACGAACCGCCGGCCCTTCTTCTTCCTGGGCTCGCTGCGCATGTCCGACCTGCGCGCCGTTGGCGGTGACGACGAGGACTTCGACCTTCCAGGGTGCGACGACGACTGGCTTGGTTACCGGCTCACCGAGGGCCTTGGCCTGCGTCCTGAGTGGCGGCAGGACGTGATCGGGCACCATCAATGGCACTGGCGGCCTGACAGCAAGGATGCTGTCCCGGCCTTTCGCAAGATGCGCGACCTCCTGGCGGCAAAGCTCGCCGTGGCGCGCGACACCGGAAACTGGCGTCCAGGCAAGGGCGCTTGGGAGGAGTCATGAAAGTTTCGCTGGCGATGATCGTCCTGAACGCCAAGGAGGGCATCGTGCGGTGCCTTGCCTCCGTGCAGGAGGCGATGGACGAGATCGTGATCGTGGACACCGGCTCGACGGACGGGACGCAGGACGCGATCCGCGATGCGTGCCCGAAGGCGCGGATCATCGAATGGATCGACCCCGAGCGGCACACCGAGCGCGGATGGATCTCGGACTTTGCCAAGGCCCGCAACATGGCCTTCGACGCGACGACCGGCGACGCGATCCTGTGGCTCGATGCTGACGACGTGGTGGCGCACAAGGACCCGACCGTGAACCCGGCGGTGGATCTCCGATCCAAGATCGAGCAGGCGCTTGGCCCGCAGGGTGGCTGCGAAATCATGGAGATGCTGTACGACTACAAGAAGGACGCCTACGGCCACACGATCATGTACCTGCCGCGCTACCGCGTCATCCGGCGTGGCGCGATGCGCTGGGCGTGGCCGGTCCACGAGGATCTGCGTCCCGAGAAGTTCTTGAAGAAGGCGGATCTCAGGAAGGACCCGCTCTACATCAACCATCTCAAGCCCGAGTCGGGCGAGCGCGAGTCGGCCGAGCGCAACCTGTGGATCATGCAGAAGTACCTGGACGGCGGCGGGGAGATGGACGCCCGCCTCTGGTCCAACTTCGGCGGGTCCTACCGCGCGCTGGGCGAGAACGAGAAGGCGGTCGAGACCTACGACAAGGCGCTGGAGTTCCGTGGGATCGACCCGGAAGCCGACTACCTGTGCTGGATCCGGTCGGGAGACAGCTCGCGCTGGCTCAAGCGGTACGACGAGGCCGTGCGCCGCTACCTCCAGGCGCAGGTTCTCTTTCCGTTCCGCAAGGCGGCCTACGTCGCCTTGGGTGACGTCCTGATCGAGATGGACAGGCCGACCGAGGCGCTTGCCTATGTGGACATCGCGGACGGCATCAACGGCACTGACGAGGGGTTCGTGTGGCTGGACGAGGCGACGCGCTACATCCCGACGAGCGTGCGTGCCAACGCCCAGCTCAAGCTGCACAACTACAGCGAGTCACTGGCGCACTTCGACGAGCTGGCGAAGCGTTATCCTGGGAACAAGGAGTTCGTCCAGAAGGCGCACGACATCCGCTCCATGCTGGAGGCGACGCGCGACTATGGGGCCTGGGTGCGCGTGTCCCAGATGCTCCCGGAAGGCGAGCGCAAGCCACTTCTGTCCAAGGCCCCCGAAAGCCTGTGGACGCACGGGCTGGTGGCGAAGGCGAGGAAGCCCGAGCGCCCCGAGGACAAGCCGGTCATGGCGATCTACTGTGGAGGAAGTCGTGAGCCGTGGGGGCCGTTCTCCGTGGACGAGGGGATCGGCGGGAGCGAGGAGGCGGTGATCTTCCTCGCCCGTGAGATGGCGAGGCTCGGCTGGTACGTCGAGGTCTACGGCTTCCCGCCCAAGGACCAGATCGGCCTCGTCCACGACGGCGTGTGCTGGATGCCGTTCTTCGCGTGGGGCGAGGACGAGCCGGCGGACGTGTTCGTCGGCTGGCGTCAGATGAGGCCGAAGCAGGCGTTCGATGCGGGGCTCGGCGGCACGTCCGGGCAGCGCTGGCTGTGGCTGCACGACGCGGTGATCCCCGAGTTCTTCAGGATGCCGTGGGTCGAGCGCGTGAACGGCGTGTTCTGCCTGTCGGAGTTCCACGCCCAGCCGGTTTCCGGCGTGCTGAACGGGAAGATCGTCCAGACCAAGAACGGGCTCGACCCGACCTACCTCGTGGACGGCGAGAACGATCCCAAGCAGTTCATCTATGCCTCGTCCCCGGACCGGGGGATGGACTGCGTGCTGGAGGAGTGGCCGAAGATCCGCGAGGCGATCCCCGGGGCGATTCTGCACCTCTACTACGGCTTCACGGGCAACTACATCGCGTCCATGGCCGGCAACGCCAAGCTCCGCGACCTCAAGGTAAAGATCGAGGCGCTGCGGGAGCAGGAGGGCGTGGTCTGGCACGGCATGGTCGGCCAGTTGGAGTTGGCGCAGGCCTTCGCGGACTGCGGGTTCTGGATTTACCCGACGGCGTGGCCGGAGACTTCATGTGCCGCCGCAGGCACGCTCGTGCAGCTCCCATGTGATCGCTCCAAGCATCCCTACGGCATCCCCATCGAGGAGCTTGTCGGTAAGGAGAACTTCCCGGTCTACTCCTACGATCCAGCCGAGGAGCGATTCGTCCTCGCCAACTGCACTAAGGTCTGGGAGACGGGCGTGGACCGTGAGTGCGTGGATATCGAGCTGGACGACGGCTCGATTCTGACGCTCACGCCGGATCACAAGGTCATGGACTTCGATGGCGAGTGGCATGAGGCGGCCACGCTGACGCCGGGGATGCGCCTAAACGCGCTGCACATGCGCTACAACGTCGGCTACAAGGACGTGGACGGCGACTGGCGCGACGAGCACCGACTGGTTGGCGAATGGCAAAAGGGTCGCCCGCTTACCACCAAGGAATGCGTGGACCACCTTGAGCTGACCCGGCTGGACAACCGGCCTGAAATGCTGCGGGTGATGTCACTGTCTGAGCACAGCCGACACACGCACTCGACCAAGGGGCCGCGCAGGAAGAAGTCGATGGAGAAGCAGATTGCCGGATTCAAGGCTTGGGCTGCTACGACGGAGGCCAAGGAGCACTTCAAAACCCATCTCGGCGGTGCCGGAAAGGCTCTGTGGGCCAAGATTCGAGCGCTTCCAGAGGCGGAGCGGAAGGCGTGGATGGCGGCTCGCGCCAGTAAGCGGGTGGCCTCGCAACGCGCGAATGCAGAAGCCAATGGAGGCCGATGGAACCACAAGGTCGTGGCCGTTCGACCGTCAGCCAGGCGCCATACGGTCTACGACATGGAGGTTGATCGCCTCCACAACTTCGTGGCCGGCGGGGTGGTGATCCACAACTGTATCACTGGAATGAAGGCGCAGGCGCTCGGGTGCATCCCGGTGACGAGCCGCTACGGGCGTTCCGGGGTCCCGGAGACCGTGAAGTACGACCTTGGCCCGGAGCCTCGAGACAGTATCATCTACGACGATGCGGCGTGGCGGTCCGAGTGGACCGACGCCGTGATCGCGGCGGCCCGTCGCCAGGATCTCGGGCCGTACCGTCAGGAGATGAAGTCCTGGGCGCGGGAGACCTACTCGTGGTCGAAGGTGGCGAAGCAGTGGGACGCATTGTTTCGAGCCCCATCTTCGGAGCCGTCGCCATCGATGGCGCGCCAGCCCAGCCTGACGGGGTGAGCCTTCTCGGCCAGGCGCTCTCGAAGTCGGTCGGGCCTGTGGACGCAGAAGCCGACGCGGTGGACGATGGCGGCGATGGCGAGACGGTCTACGCCGGGCTGGCGGAGGAGATCCTGGAGGGCCTGCCTGACATGGTGCCCGGCACGGATGCCCTTCAGCACGAGAACGACATCCTGATGGTCGCCAACGCGGCGCTGGAGTCGGGTGTCCGGTCCGTAACGGAGTTTGCGGAGTGGCTCTCGATGCAGGAGCGCCATGCGCGCAGATCTGGCAAGTGGAGCGAGCGCAAGGGGATGGCCCCGGTGGATCCGGCCATCGTGCAGCTCGCGCGGTACGTGAGGCAGTCAAGGGCCTTGAAGAACTCGCTCAGCCTGCGGTGGTAGGTGGTGCCGAGCCTTGGGAATCCGCGCATCACGGCGTCGTTCGTGGTGCGCTGTGGTGACGTGATTCGACAGGAAGTGCCCGTAGACGAGGCGCTGGAGTTCCTGTTTGTTGCCCTCAAGGAGAACGAGGACGACCCGGCCAAGGCTGCCGCCGCTTTCAGGGCGGAGTTGGAGAAGCTGAAGCGCCGGGCGTAGGCTGCCCATGACTCTCGGTCCTGCCAAGGCTCTGGACAACGCCGACAACCTCTCGCGCCAGGAGCACGAGGGCGGGGCGGACGCCAAGCGCGTCACCATCGTCGGTCACGATGGGGCCGACTACTACCTTGCCGGGGTGAACTCGTCGGGCGAGCTGCTGGTGTCCGGCGTGGGTGGGAGCGGCGGGCTGGCCACGGTGACGGTGCTCCAGGGGACGAACCCGTGGATTGTGGATGGGACGGTCACGGTAATCGGGGGCGGCAGCGAGACCGTCACCTGCCTCCAGGGCACGGACCCGTGGATCGTGGACGGCTCGGGGGTGACGCAGCCAGTCTCGGCGGCGTCCTTGCCGCTGCCGACAGGGGCGGCCACGGCGGCGTCCCAGCTCCCCGACGGCCACAACGTGACGGTGGACAACGGGGCGGGCGTGGCGGCCGTCAACGTCCAGGACGGCGGCAACTCACTGACCGTGGACGGGTCCGTGACGGCCAACGCCGGCACCAACCTGAACACGTCTGCGCTGGCCCTGGAGGCCGGAGGGAACCTCGCTACCATCGCGGGGGACACGACGAGCCTGGACGGCAAGGTCGTGACGGGAGGCGGGGCGGAGGCGGGGGCCGTCCGCGTCACGCTCGCCAACGACTCGACGGGCGTGCTGTCGGTGGACGACAACGGCGCGACGCTCAGCGTGGACGACGGCGCTGGCAGCCTGACAGTGGATGCCACCAACCTCGACATCCGGGACCTCTCGTCCGCCTCGGACTCTGTGGAGGCCGTGCAGGCGACGGCGGCGGATCTGAACGCGCAGGTTGTCGGCAACGTGGCCCACGACGCAGCCGACAGTGGCAACCCGGTCAAGGTGGGCGGCGTGGCGACGGACTACACGCCGGACAGCGGTGCCCGCGAGGGGCCGGCCAACGTCGCCGCGACGGAAAGGGCGCAGTTCGCTACGAACCTCAAGGGCGAGCTGGTCACTGCTGTCAGCCCGGCCTACTTCGACATCGACACCATCTCGGCCACCTACGACGGCACACCCACATCCAACATCTCCAGCGCGATCCAGGTGGACTTCGGGCGGCAGGCCATGCTCCAGTTCGAGCTGACCAAGACCGGCACGTCTACGAGCGTGACCTTCACGGTCGAGGTCTACGGATCGGGCGACGGCACGGCCTTCGCCAAGATGCGGAACAACGGTCTCGGGTCGATGGTCTTCTCTCTGGCGACCATCGCCGCCGCGCCGTCTGGCGCACTCCAGTACGCCATCACCTTCGACATCCCGTGCCACTGGATCAAGGTGCGCGTCGTTGCGGCGAACGTGGACGGAAGCAACACCGTCATCCTTGCAGACCCCATCCTCTCGGTGAAGTCCTGATGGTCGTTCTTCGGCACTACACGAAGGAGGGAGTGCTCAGCCGCCCTGCGCTCACGAGCCCGACGCAGAACGGAGCGATCTGTCACATCGGTTCGGACAAGTACGCATGCTGCTCTGCGCTTGTCCTCCAGTTGTTCAGCTACGGCGGTGACGGGATCACGCTGGATAAGCAGATTGCGACGTTCCCTTCGGGCGCACCTGTCAGGACAGCAAAGGGAGTTGAATGCGACCGTGCCGGGAAGCTGTGGGTCACGCGACGCTTCGACATACCCTCTTCTCCGTCTGACATCCGTGAGTTCGCCATCGAGCAGTACGACCTTGATTCCGGCGCGGTGGATACGCCGCTTGTGTCGCTCGGTGGGTCGAATAACGAGGGCGGAATCGCCTTCAACGGCAACCAGTGGTGGGTCAGCTTCCAGGGCACGACGGTGCCGAAGTTCGAGAGCCTGTGGAATGTCGAGCTTGACGGTGCGACGCCGTTCACGGTGAACAACGCCATCTTCATGGAGGATGCTGCTCCGGCCGGGGCCTACGCCGAGGACATGTGCTTCGACGGTATCCACCTGTGGACGCTCCAGGCAGGTGTGGTGATC